GAACGATGCACAAACTGCAAAGACAGCATCCGAGACAGCTCAGACAGCAGCTGAAACTGCGAGAACAGCAGCTCAAACAGCTCAAGCTGCAGCGGAGGCAGCGTTAGATAATTTTGATGATAGATTTTTAGGAGCTAAATCATCTGATCCTACACTTGATAATGATGGAAACGCATTAACAGACGGAGCATTATATTTTGATACCAATCTTAATGTAATGAAAGTTTATGATCTTGGAAATACAGTTTGGAGAAAGATCCAACTTACACCAACAGATCAAGCTAATCTTAATACTGTTTCTGGTCAAATATCTCCGACAAATAATATAGCATCTGTAGCTGGAGCAGTATCAAACATAGCGACAGTAGCTGGAGAAATTTCTCCAACAAATAATATTTCAACTTTAGCTGGGATTTCTGGATTATCATCTTTAGCAGCAGCTCATGCAGCTGTGACGAATGTTAATAATAATTTATCTGGAGTTAATAGTTTTTCTGACAGATACAGAATATCAGCAACAGCTCCTACAACAAGTTTAGATGTTGGCGATTTATGGATGGATACTACCAACAATGAGTTAAAAGTTTATAAAAGCTCTGGGTGGGCTGCAGCTGGTTCTACAGTTAATGGAACTGCAGCTAGATTTAGATTTGTAGCAACTGCTGGTCAAACTGTATTTACTGGCAATGATGTTGATAGTAAAAATCTTAACTTCGACAGCGGCTTTGCGGATATTTATTTGAATGGTGTAAAATTAATTTCGGGAGCTGGTAATGACTATACTGAAAATGGTACATCGATTACGCTAAGCTCTGGCGCAGCTGCTAACGATCAGTTGGTGGTGGTAGCCTACGGAACCTTTCAATTAGCCAACATATCAATAAATAATTTAACAGATACTCCATCATCAATTGGATCGGCTGGTCAAGCGTTAGTTGTCAATTCAAACGGAAACGCTTTAACTTATTCTAATGCTAGCTCAGCTGAGGTTTATGGTTTTGAAAAATACTACTCTGGTTCAACAATCAATATTACTGTGACAGTATCATCTGTAAGTGGATCTAATAAATATTTTATTGATGGAGTGCAGCAAGACACATTAAATTTATATGAGGGAAACACTTATGTTTTCAGCTATCCATCTGCTCATCCTTTTGCTTTATCAACTACTGCAAACGGATCACACGGAGGCGGATCTGAATACACAACTGGAGTGACTAGGGATACATCGGCAAATACTTTGACTTATGTTGTACCATCCTCAGCTCCACAACTTTATTATTATTGCACAGCGCATAGTAATATGGGGGGAACAGCTAATACACCCGTTCCCGCAAACAACTCATTAAGAGTGGTCACAACAAATCAAGGCGCAGATAATATTTCTGCTACTGAATACGACAGCTTTTCAGATGTTTTATTTAGTGCTAGCGGCTTTGTATTTAGCTTAAATGCTAGCGGAAGACTTATTGCTACGATCTAATTTGTTCACAATAAGTTTTATATAATTAATCAAACAAATAATTTATAGGATTTAACATGGCACAAGTTGACATAGGAAAAATTAAAATTGTATGGAAAGGTCCCTGGAATAGTGGAACCGCCTATACTGTAGATGACGCTGTAAGTCACAGCGGCAATAGCTATATCTGTATCCAGGCTGGAACAAATCAAAACCCATCTTCAGCAACTGCTTACTGGCAAATCATGGCTAGTGCTGGAACAAACGGAACAGATGCAGATTTATTAAATATTTCTGGAACAGTACAAGGAGACATTTACTATAACAATGGATCAGCTATTGCAAGACTTGCTCCAGGAACCGCATCTCAACTTTTGCAAAGTGGAGGTGCTAGTGCTAATCCATCTTGGACAAACGCTCCAGTAGGAATTGCTGAGGCTGATATGTGGAGATTAACAGCTAATCATAGTGGTAATACAAATGGAGTAATTTCATCTAATTTAGAAAGAGTTGATGATGGAACTTTTGCAAAAATTGGAACTGGAATGAGTGTTAGCTCTGGTCATTGGATTTTTCCATCAACTGGATTATGGCAAGTAATAGTAAATCCAACAATAGATAGTTATGATGACAGACAATCGTATGTTTATATAGAGGCATCAACAGATGGTGGGTCAAACTATGACGCTCTTGCTTTAGCAACAGTTGGTATCAATACCTCTACTTGGTCTGTTGTAAGTTGTTATAACTCTAGCTTTGTAAATGTGACTAACACAAGTAATGACAGAGTTAAATTTTCTACTTCTAGTATGGCAACCAATTCATATCTTAGAGGGGATAGTGGTTATAATTTAACAAGTTTCGTGTTTATAAGATTAGGAGATAGCCAATAATGAAAAGAGATTATTTACAAGACGCTTTACATAGTTTTAATTTAGATAAACCAAACTGGTATGGTTGGAAAAAAGAAGATGACAATGGAAATAAAATTCCTAACTCTGATCGTATGCAATATCAATATGTAGAAATTATTGTTGATGGTGCAACAATGCCAACTGAAGCTGAAGTCAATGCTAAAATTCAAGAGTTAAAAGATGAAGAACAAGCTAAAATAGACTTAAAAGCTAGTGCTAAAGTTAAGTTAATTGCTGGAGAGCCATTGACTGAGGATGAGGCGAATACAATCGTTCTTTAATAAAATAATTTTTAAAAACTAATATAGGAGGTTTAGTCTTATGACTAAAGCTAGGGACATTGCTGACTTTAAATTTGAGAACATAACTGACACGGGTACTGAGGGTACGAAAGTTGCTAGCGGTACTACCGCTCAACGAGGCTCAACTACTGGTCAATGGCGATACAACACGACTACTGGATTTTTTGAGGGAAGAAATGCTGATGGCAATTTTTCTACCCTGGAGCCTACTCCTACAATTATTTCTACAGATGTCACAGAGATAGATACCGCAACGGGTGGTAATATCACTATTAGATTAACTGGAACAAATTTCACTTCTGGAGGCACAATTAAATTTGTAGCTAATGACAACTCTGAAATAACTGCCTCTACTTCGACATCTATAAATTCTTCAACTTATGATGCGGTTATAGCCAGAAATTCTTTTCAAAATTCTAAAGAACCTTACGATACAAAATTTGTTTCACAAAGCGGATTAACAGCAGTATTAGAAGATAATATCAATGTAGATAATGCTCCCTCTTGGAATACAGCGTCTGGAAATATAGCAACAATTTCAGATCAAGCTACTGGAAACCATGTGACTTTATCTGCCACAGACGCAGATGGAGACACAATTTCTTATTCTGAAACTGGAGGCACGAATATTACTGGAGCTGGATTATCATTAGATAGCTCAACGGGAGTTATCTCTGGAAATCCAACTGATGTTTCAAATTCAACGACAGTTTCATTTACGGGTCGAGCTACCGCTGGCAGCAAAACAACTGATCGATCATTTAATATAATTATAGATCCATTTAGAGATGTTTATTTTGGAATACTCGGTGCTGGTGGCGGAGGTGGTGGAAGAC